AAGTTGCCATATGTGTAACCCACCAGATTGTGCGAATGACAGCGACGGAGTCTGCTTGACGATTGGTCTCGCCGACTTTTTCACCGAGGGACTGCGCCCATATTCTCCACCACTTTCGCATAATTCTTGGTCGGGGATGAAGGATTTGAACCTACGACCTTCCGCTCCCAAAGCGGACGCACTACCAAGCTGTGCTAATCCCCGAAAAGGTTAGGTGTTGCCGAAGCAACACCCGTCCTATTACGCACCCAACGCAGCGTAACCAGCGGCGACCATCGCACGAGTAGGAGTACCCAGACGATAGAAGTTCTTGGTTTGACCCTTGCTGTTAGTACGCTCGTTTGCGTAGATGGCGAAACCATCTGCTCGCAGCGAACGAACTACTTCGCGTGGGTTCTTGACGTTGAAACGAGCAGAGATCTGCTTAGCAGTGAATTGCTCGCCAGTTTGGAGTGCTTCAAGCACGCGTGCCTTCTTAGACATAATATATCTCCCTTAGAGATTTCAAGTTTAACAAAATGCGCAGTATTGCGCGATCATTCACCCACAAGGTCAGCGTATACAACATCGGGGCAGGTGACTTCATACGGATCAAATTCGTAATCGTCACGTTTCCCAGCTTCTGACCACCAGTGCGTGATATGCCCATCAACTACCATGGCAGCAAATCTCCAAGATCGCTTACCCATGCCGTAGTTATCCTTGTACACGGTCATATTCAAACCGCCAGTGAACCTTGCAGAACCATCAGGAATCATTTTTACTTTTGTGATTCCTAGATCTGCTGCCCACTTATTCATAACAAAGGCATCGTTAACAGAAATACAATAGATTTCGTCAACTCCTGCTGCTATAAATTGATCATACATTGCTTCATAACCAGGAAGTTGCAACTCCGTACAAGTAGGAGTGAATGCTCCTGGCAGAGAAAATAACAGCACTTTTTTATTGTTAAATGCTTGATTTGTTGTGAGATCTTCCCAGCGATATGGATTATCACCGCCAATAGATTCGTCACGAACTCTCATCTTGAATGTTACAGGAGGGACACGCATTCCCCTCATTTCATGTGCTTCCATTAGTCGTTCTCGCTATGAAACTGCTCGCACATCTGAGCGATCTGTACACACTGATCACGCAGTTGTCCAATCGCCGACATCTCCTCACCCTTGACTGCGCCACGTTGACACATAGCGTCAAGGACTGAGATGGTAGTGCGCGAGGCACGGAATGATGCGTCATAGATAGGACGCACGTCTTCAATCGTCATAGTCTTTGCAGATGCTGCTGCTTCTGCCTTTTGCTTTGCTTCACCCATCATTATGCTCCGTAGGTTGATGATTTTTCCAGAGCGATGTAGTAGACAACATCGGTACTGGTGTTCTTGAACTCTGAAATAAGTTTAGAAGATACTGACACTTCATAGTCCCCGTCGATCAACTTTAGGTTAGCGACGTTCATTACAAACATGAAGTCCTCAGTCTCATATGAGCCAGGAACTGTAATGTCAAACGCACTAGAAGTTGTATTATTAGGATCTACAACAGTCAATTTAATACTGCCATCATTGGCGGTAATGGTCATCTTCTCGTGACCCAACGCACCAGCGGCACGTTTGACTTTATTTAGTGTTGCAAGATCAAGAGTAAACTTGACTTCTGACTCAACCATAGTAATATCTTTCTGAGGAGTTGTCAGAATAGACTCGTCGCTGTAAAAATACTTGACGTTGGATCGACCAGAAGAATCAGACACAGTGACAAATTCTTCTGCGAATGATAAATCAGGCGCATCGACAAGACCGAGGACAGCAAGGAACTCATCTAGATTGAAAATACCAAATGTTGAAGTAAACTCTTGATCTAGATTAGCGATCGCCATTATGTTCTTCGCTTCGGCAATAGTCTTGATCTTTTTACCTTCAGATAAAATAATATTTTGTTGAATGGAGGCAAAGTTCTTAAGAACTGCCATGGTGTTTTCATTGAGTTGCATCATTATCTCCTAGTTCCTCAATCCTGTATAAAATATCTTCAACAGCAGTAACGTATCCGCTGATGAAGTCAGGGTTCTCATCATAGTACCCTTTCTTTGCTTCCTTCATAATATTATGCAGGAAAGGCATCAACTCATCCATTACTTGATCCATGCCCAAGTGGCATCATATGCACACCAAGTGGCATCTGGGTCATTCTCTTTGATAAAGTTCCTGACGGTTTGTCTGATCCCTTTATCGTTCCAATCATGACCAGAAAATAGTCCACCTTTCTTGACCTTTGGCCACCATTCATTCAACTCGCGTTGCGCTTGCTCTATAGAAAGATAAGCATCAAGGAATACAAAGTCGAGACTATCGTCTTCAAACTGCTGGACTGCTTCGCTAGTATCCATCTCAAGTATTTCGGCACGATGTGCTTCGCCACTGAAATAAACAAAGTTCAAGGCAGTTTCTCTAACAAGATCCATCTCAGGTATAGTGGTCTTTTTTCCTGCGCGAGTACCGTCTGTACCAATGTAATCGTCATAAGCAACCCAAGAGTCTACGCCATACAAAGTCTTGATGTTAGGGCAGCACTGAAGCAAAGTGCAGAAAGATTCTGCGCGATACAATCCAAGTTCTACACCAACCAAGTCTTTGCCCAGTGTACCGATAGTCAATACCAAACTACGAATATCAGGGAACTGATCCCTGAAATCATATCGGCGCCAACCTTCGGGATGAGGAGGAGACGTCTGATCAATTTCCGGAGTTGCCCTCCGACGACGCATCGTCCAAGTTTCAGTTGGATAAGAACTCCTCATAAAAGTAGTTCCTGGGTTATTTGGGTTTGCTACTGCCATAATTATATTCTACCTATCTAATCTCAAATGTCAAGCTCTTCCGACGAATTATTTTCGTCGGTCTCAACCTTATCGTCGAGTTTAGTATATAGGTCGCGGAAAGCAAGTTTGGTTTCCTCGTCGAAACGATTGGTGCACATTTCGATCGCAGTCATGCGGTCACCGAAGATCGCGAATGCTTTGATGATGTGAACCAGTCGGCGAGTCGAGATGATCTCGTCTACGCCACCGTCCATGAAAGTCTTGCGAATGATATCCGCCCAGTCAACAAGTTTCTGAAGATAGTCGTCATCATTGACACCAACAGAGTCAGCGACTTTGTCAAGAATCTTGCGCTCGATAGCAGGTGAAGGATACTCCTGCTCACAGGTAATCGGATAACGCTCAAGGAATGCCTCGTTGAGGATGTTAGTACCGATGAAGCGACCATCGTCAGATCCCTTCCCCTTCGTGTTCGCGGTAGCAATCACGGTGAACCCATGAGCAGGAGTGATATACTCACCAGTCTTCTTGATAAAGTATCCTTTGCCCTCAAGGATAGACTGAAGACACATGACTTTGGCAGGGTTCGCCAAGTCGATCTCGTCACAGAGCAGGACGGCACCCTTCTCCATTGCCTTGATAACTGGTCCTTTGAAGAACTTGGTATCACCGTTGACCAAACGGAAACCACCGATCAGGTCGTCTTCGTCAGTCTCGACGGTGAAGTTGACGCGAATGACTTCGCGCTTGGTCGCGGCACATGCCTGCTCGACCATGTAAGTCTTGCCATTACCAGACAGACCAGTGATGAAGATAGGATAGAACTGCTTCGACTTGATCACGTCACGCACGGTGCGGAAGTTTCCGAAAGGCACAAACAAATCATCCTTGACAGGAGTCAGGTTGTGCTCGAATCCATCGCTGTCCACGATCAACGAGGCAGTAGGAGTAGGTGCGGGAGCAACCACAGCGGGAGCAGGAGCACCAGACACAGGGGGAAACTGATACAGACCACGCTTGACGCGAGTCGTCTTGTTCATCACCTTGGCGGTAGATGACAGGGCGACATCGTGACGTTCGGCAATCTCCTCGAAAGTCTTGTTGCTGACTTGCTGAGGCGCATCGCCCAGTTCACGCAGACAAATATCCAGAAACTCTTGTGACTTACTCATAATCAAACTCTCTCTCATATCCAATCAATACAACCATTATACTGAAACTGGGGTACAAACGCAAATCGAAAATACTGTAGGAGAATCAATGACTTAGGCAACCTTCTCTACCAAGTCATTGAGCATCTTGCGAGACTTCTTGCTACCGACCATTGACTTCTTGAAGGCAGTCCGGAGTTTACCCTTCGTGGCACCCTGTAGATCGTCGTCGATCTTGGCGTCTACAATCATGAGGGATGACTTGCGGATCAGGTAGCACTCGTCATATCCAACAGCATTCATGGTGATGAATCCTTCCTTGCTGTACTGTTTCCAGTTATCGTCCATCTCTGACCAGTCTTTGAATCCAACCATCGTTCCGAAGTCAGACTCCATGGAACGGCGAGAGTTCTCAGAGATGCGGTATCCAATCACGTTGCTACCAGTTGCGTTCTTGTACATAGCGAGAAGCATATCGGTCGCCTGAACATTGCGATAGTCATACTTCTTGTTGCCACGGAAGGTTCGGTTGGTGATAGGACAGGTGATAGTCACATATCCGCCACTATACAAACCACTGCGAACAGGACTGTAACCACTACCATTACAACTCATCTCGTGCGAGCAACCATCAGTCAAGAAGAAGGTGTTGAGCACGTCGAGTTGATGTTGCTTGCGGAAAGCAATCGCCAGAGGTGTACCGATAGCAATCGCCTCATCCATGGGTGTACCGCCAAGACGCAGAGCATTGACTTCTTGGAATCGACGAGCGTGGGAATATAAAGAACGATCGTCAACAAATCCGATACGATTAGCAAGTTCTGAGAATCGTTTCCTGTTAAGATTACGCATGAACATGGCGAGCATAGTTTTGGCAATCAAAATCATGTTTGACTTACTTTGCTCGCTGCTGAATAACTCAAGCAGACGACCTTCATTAACATACAATACATTGTCACTGATGTCGGGACGAGATGATGCACCGTAGCATAATGAGTTGGTGAAACCATACACTCGGAAGGGCACGTTGATCTGACGACAGAAGTGAGTCAGAAGCAGAGTCTGCTCGATAGTCTCGTACATGACGTCATGCATAGAACCTGACATATCAAGGTACATGATGAAACCATGGTTCTTGCCTTCGGGCACGACCGTGACTTTCTTGAAGATATCGTCAGAGAACTTGTAGTTGTTCATCTTGACCGTGTCGATAACACCAGTCTTGGAAGTCATAGCACGGCGATGTTCACCAGCGGACTTCTTCATCTCAAACTCTTTGACCATATTGTTGATCGCTTTCTTGTTGACTCGCGACCACTCGTTGTAGAGAGCAGTGCCAAAAGTTTCGATCTGCTCGAGACGGATGGCAGTTTCTTCCTTGATTCTTTTAATAAGCCAGTCATCGCGAACTTCGCCAGTTATCTTGTCTGAAATACGGTCGCCAGTAAGGATCTCGTCGACCAAGTCCTTGTTGGGCATAACAAAGTTATTCCAGTTGCGAGTATAGTCATTGACTCGGAAGTTGGCGACCTTACCATTATGCGAAGTGTAGATTTCATTGTTGATCGCATCACGCAAAGACTGATCGGTGTTAGAAATAGGATCTTTGGTAGGACCGCCTGCACCATTAGAGGCAGTTGTTTCTTCCTCACCGTCCCAAGATTCTTCTTCTTCCTCGTCGAATAAATCATCATACGCATCCGAAGCAGAGTTGCTTTCAACTTCCCCTTCCTCTGATTGCTCAGAGTCAATGCTGGATGTCTCGGTTGACTCAGTATCGTCGTCGGTGTCGTCGTCGCCTTCGCCCCAGTTCAATGACTCTTGATCATCGTCATCTTCTTCTGGTTCTTCCATGGCGAGTTGCTCTTTGCGCTCCTGTTCTTCCTCACGCTGCTTCTCGAGTTCTTCCTTACAGAAAGCGAACAGGTCGTCAGTGATAGCGACAACGTCTTCCCAAGTTTCAGCGTTCTCGATGCGAGGCAACCACTGACGTTCGTCAGCAGAGAACTGGACACCAGCGGACATACCGCACTTGAAATAAGTATTGATGCGGTCAATCAAACCCATCTTGTTGATCGCGTCAATGTCAGCACCGAAGAAACCGTCGGCGAGCAGTTTGCGATAAGACTTGATGAAAAGAGCACGCAGACCAGGATACTTGCGCTGGATCAACTTCTCGATCCGAGCGTCCTCGACCACGTTGAGGAATGACTTGTAACCAGCACCCTTGGAGCATACAGCGTCATGCCAACCTTCAAGGGGAGTGTACAGAGCGTGACCCACCTCGTGACCAATAAGGTGGTCCTCTGTATAGGACGCCACGTCTGCCCACATAGGCAGAGTCAGTACACGGTTCTTGACGTCAAACATAGCAGTCCGCACGTTATCCTGTACGACCGTAATGTTCTCAGTCGCTAGGAGTTTGGCGGTAACTGACTTTGCTGCTTGATCCATATCTTTCTCCTCAACTCAGACTATATTATGACTGAATGTGGGTACAAAGTAAAGTTTGAAAAACTGTAATGAAATCAACGACTTACGTCTGGTTGGTATATGGGGCGAACTCCATCTCGAAGTTCTGCGCTGCTTTGATGTTCTCAAACATAAACGTGTGCTGGTAGATGTCAGTGTAAGACTTAAAATGCCACTCTTGCTTCTCGCACTGCCTTTTACACCAATCCTTACCAGCGGAAGTCAGGTCACTGTGTAATGTAACCAAGTGTCCTGGCATCCAACCACGTTTATAGTCAGTGATTTGCTGTGGGGTCAAAGCATTGCTTCCAATGTGTTGTACTGCCAATCAGAGATACGATCCCATTGAACTTCCCAAAACATTTCAAGACCTTCGTCATCAAACTCACGTTCTTCAGCGTTGAAGTGTGCTTGAAGTTCTTCGTCGCCTTCAAGGACCATATCAACGAACTCATCGCTCTCAAGTTCTGCTTGATCTTCAAGACCGCCAGCATCAAAGATAGCGCAACCAATAAAGTTGCAGAACTCGTCCTCATAGGTCAGGGCAAGTTGAACTCCTGCGTCAACGTGTCCGATCTGTTCAGCAAGATAAGTACAGAACTCAATACAAGGTGACCAAGCAGAATACATTGACAGTCCGGAATCATCACGGTCTGTACAGTATGCCCACTTCGCGCCTACTTGTTCGCACATATTCGTACGATCCATATCGTCGTAGGAGTCAAAGAAAACGAAACCAAGATGTTTCTCGTGGTCGTGAGCAGTGTCATCATTATCCAATCGACCAAGGATTTGGTTCCAAACCTTGAGACCCTCTTCGCTGATACTCCTAACACTGAGATATTGACTTACATGATTTGCCATTAGTCTTCCTCCTCCATAAACTCTTGAAGCAAAATATCACTTAAACGATTTTTAGTGAGCGACAGAACTTCTTTAAGTTCTGCTTTGTTACACTTCTCTAAGAGAGAATCAATCTGTACAACTTTGCCATCGTTACCAGCAGAAGCAGATCTCCACTTGAACCTATATCCAAACTGACTCTTCATCTCATCGTGTAGATGTTTTTCTAAAGTAGTTTGATCACCGTCAGCAGTATACAGGCAACGAATAAACACATCGTCTTTCGACCAACCTTGCGAACGGATGTACTTACCGCAATTATGGGCAGTGGACTTCAAAGAAGCAACTCGATACTGGCAGTTGCTAGTTTGTCCAATGTAACCCATCTGTTCATGGAGAATCTCATCACCAATGGTTTCGAGATCATCCTTGTGCGCAACCAAATAAACTACGTTGGTTGAAGGTGCGTCGCGCCAAAATGTTTCGGCGAGAATAGTTTTATATGACGGCACTTTGGACAGAGGTGTCCAATCCATAGAATCGTCAATGATGAGTTCTAACATAATATAGTTTCCTTATGAACCAACAATCATTATGCCTGTATTACTGTTCAAAAGCAAGTTCAAAAAACTGTAGGGAAATCAATCACTTAGGAACTTCTTGACTCCAGCTAGCGATTGATTGATAACCTGATGCATGTCCAGATACTGATAAGTCCCACATCGACCAATGAATGACATCTTTGGATTGTCCAATACAGTTTTAGCAAGATACTTGCCATAGATCTCGGCATTGTTGCCTTCAATATCTTTGACAGGATAGTATCGCTCCATGTTGTTATCCTTATAGTCACATGGATACTCATAAGTCAAGGTGGTTGCCATATCGTTCTCGCCGTGATTAGGAAAGACTTTCCACTCGGTCACGCGAGTCGGACCATCGTAGGTGGTGAAGTTTGTAGTTGCGGTCTTGTACATCTGCTTCTCGGGCAAAGTCACAGTGTCAAATTTGATACTGCGGTATGGCAACTCACCAAACTCATAATCATAATATTCGTCAATGGGCATGCTATTGAATATGTGGTCAACGTCATCTTCCATTTTCTTATCGAAAGGATAATCAAGGACAACTCTAATATTTTCGTGATCAAAGATACGTTCAAACATTGCGGTGTATCCATCCGCTGGCATCTTTTGAAAGTCGTCGTTCGGGAAGTAATATTCGTTGTCGTCATCGCGTACAGGTACACGTTCTAGAATCTTAGGATTCAACTCCTCGATCTCTTTGTCCCACATCTTCTTGGTGTAAGGTCGGAAGAAAGTATCTACAATATTATCTTGACCAATGCGTGCGACAGTATCTTTGTTGGGCGGGAGCACATAGAACTCACCATCAGTATGTTTGGCGAGAACTTTATGTTTATGTTCAACCCAGTCTGTAAATTGACTCATCCACTCAACGACTCGTTCGTTAGAAGTGTGGAAGATATGCGGACCATACTTATGCACTCGAATACCGTGCTCATTGATATAGTCGTACGCATTGCCCGCAATATGATCGCGAGCATCAATAACTGTAACGGAATGACCTGCTTCAGCAAGTTCGCGAGCATACACTGCCCCTGCGAAACCTGCGCCAACTACAAGATAAGTCATGATAGATATTCCTCTATCTGTTCCTTGGTGATTTCTTTGTTCATAGGTTGCGATTCATAGTATGCTTCTTTCTGATCTTTAGCAAGTTTAGTCAACTCAGCATCAGTCATCGACTCTATCTTTGCGCAAGTCAATCCAACATAAGGTTCGCCGAACACTGCTCCTTCCTTATCTTCGCAGATAAGAATCGAACCAACGTCAGCAACCTGTTGAGGTCTTGCTCGCCACCAACCCGATCCAGCATGCCAGTATCCCGCCATGAGGATACCCCACTGATCATTGAACACCGCAACCATATCTTCTTCGGATAACCTGACCTGCTTCTTCTTCGCGGAACCATATTGCTTGATGTCCCAAGTCACACCTTCAGTGACCTTGTTAAACCACTTCTCGGTCTCGCTTTGAATCAATCCTGCAAAGTTAAACACCTTCTGCTTTGGTTCCTCGTACACGGTGACAGGTGCTTGACGATGTAAGGTGTAGGCGGGAGCAAACCATGAATGAATTTTATCCTCCTTCCAGTGAGGGAACAACATTTTGAAGTCGCCTCCAAGATGCGCTGGCAAAGTTACAGGACGGTCACCCTTGGTGATGTTCTTTAACCCTTGCTTCAGATATGGTTTCCACTCCTCGCGAAGTTCCTTCTCGGCGACAACGTTGTTAATGTAGTAATCGTTAGTGATTGAATCAAAGATCTTATCAACATTGCCGCGCCAAGTATTAATGTTCTTCGGCGACTGCCAGTCTTCAATCGCAAGATATGCATCGGGTCGTTGACTCAAAGTCCAGAGGGCACCATACATGTATGTGTTGTATGGTGAGATGTGCATCATGAACACCACAACCTTGTCATAGTGTCCTAAGTTTTCACCAGTGGTAACGGGTCGTTGTTCAACTTCCCAACCCAGATCTTTCAAGCACTCTACAAAACTGTAGTGGGCAGTGCACAATCCAATCTGTGACGACTTGTGAAAGTCAGGAGTACACGCTGCTCGAGTGAACCCTGTTACTAGGATCTTTGCCATTTCTTAACACCTCTCCTGATGCTAGTGTCTTCAATTTCATTAAGAGTATCCTCTAGGAAAGTGTTCCAATCTACTGCTCTTTCTTTCCAATTATAAAAACGACTCACATACTCTTGCGCTTCATTAGTAGTATATAATAATTCTTCTATGTTGTCAACCACTTTTATCATCTCGTTATACAAACGATCTATGTGTAGTTCTTCATTTTCAGTATACTGATACATTTGTGTCCAATTAGCAGCAGTTTCATACATCGCCCCGTTGCTAGAGTGTAGACATACACAACCTGCACTCATTGCCTCCATAAGACTTAGGCACGACAACTCTATTTCATTGGCGGGATGAACAAACACATGCGAATCATTCAGTGCTACTTCTAACAGGTCTCTTTCTACCGTCCCGCGATTAATTATCCTTGGGTTGTTATCTATGATTTTAAAAACTTCTTCATACTCTCGTTCGTCTTCTCTCCAACCATACAGATCAACCGTACCATAAACTTCTAAGTGGACGTTGTCATATTTTTTCGTCAACTTATCAAAGGCAGGAAGTAAAACGTGTAATGCTTTCCTAGGATGCACATGATGTATAAATCGAATACCCTCCTGTACAGAAGGTTTGGGGGTAAAAGATCTAATTGGTTCTATGGCATTTAATATCACCTTTATTTTTTCTGAAGGTATCTTGCGTTTCTTAGCAACTTTGTTTAGATGGTAATGACTTATAAAAACGTATCTATGGTAATCTTCCAAGTGCATCTTGTTAAACTGTAGCGGATTATGACACCAGTAAATTCTAATCTTATCAGAATGTAACCAATTCTGCGCAGGTGAGTTCGGCGAACACACTATATTGAAATGTTTGAGCAAGTCTTGGTCTACAACTTCTACCAGTTTCTGTGCTAGTTGTTCTGCTCCACCGTTTGAGTTAGGATGAGATTTGTATTTCCCACCAATGATGGCGGTCATACTATGTCTTCCAAAGTTTTCTTGGGCGTCATAAACTTAGAAACAAACGGCACCTCTGATACAGGTAAGTCTCCTGGTCTACGATCGCCATACACAATGTCAAACTGCTTTCCATATTTTTCCTGATACGTTTCAAGATACTCTTTCACAGTATGCGACTTACCAGAACCCAATGGTTCGTAGTCAGTCATCGCCGCTGGTTCTCTTACCGCTCGGACCAACGCATCAGTAATATCATCAACATGTATGTAGTCACGAACGCAAGTTCCATCTTTTGTGTCATAGTCATCACCGTAGACTGTAAACGTACCAGTCTTTTTCGCCTTCTCGATTCCCAATGGTAATCCTTCTGGGTTAGTCGGCGACCCACCCCCTACGTTGTAGAAGCGAAAGATGGTATACTCTTTGCATGTATCCTTGATAATCTGCTCGCACATAACCTTAGAGTGACCATAAGGTGAGTCAGGATGAAAGGCAGCACCAGTAGAGGCAAACACCATTTTAGCATTCGGGAATGCTCTCATCACATTTATAGTGCCTCCTACATTGGTGCTATAATACTTTAAAGGGTCGCGAACACTTTCTCCAACCCTGACCAATGCTGCTAAATGAACAACGCAGGTCACTGTTCGATTAGAATTCATTCTAGGATATTTTAAATCCCAATTGGCAATATCAATTGCTGTTGCATTAGGCAACTTCTCAGCGAGCACTTTGCCAATATAACCTTTAGCACCAGTAATTACTATTTCAGGAGTTCTCACAGACTCGCTTCCTCAGGTCGCTAGAACTAAATCGGTGATCACGTTTATTAAAGTGTAGATCAATGTCGCGTTTACGACAGATATCCTTACCAGTAAAATCTTTATCCCGATACTCCTCACCGAGGATACGCACGTTGATATGATACATCGCTAGGATATCTTCTAGGTCTGCTTCAGTAGAGTATGGAATAATCTCATCAACATAACTTACTGCTTTGAGTTGCGTGTACCTTTCAACAACAGTTTGAATAGGTTGATTCTTGCTAGGACGGTCAAGAGTCGGGTCTACCTGCAATCCACAAATCAAATAATCACATTGGTCTTTGGCATCACGAAGCATCTGCACATGACCAGCATGTAACAGATCAAAGGCACTACAAGTAAACCCGACTCTCATCCGAAAAACTCCTCAAGCGTTCCTGCTTGTTGATATGCTTCGGGGTGATATTCCATCACCATAGACTTACCACCCTTCTGCTCAAGGTATTCATACCACTCTGACTCTGACCACATGTTAGGTGATACACCGTTCCAGTATTCGCGCCATAACCTGTGATCTTTGTTGAGTCGGCGGTCATCAACGTATTGTTTACGATACGACTCATACTCCCACGAACCCAACTTATCCATATCCTCGCGAAAGTAATAGACTAGAGACATACGCATCAAGTCATCTTCACCTGAGTCGGGTGCCTCGATAGGAGTGTTACCATGAATCACTCGCATGTTATCGACGAGTAGCAAGTCTCCTGGTCGAACGTTGATAGCAACACGAACTTCAGGGCAAACAAGATAACCACCCTTCCAGTTTCGCTTACCATCGCTGATCACAGTTAGGTTTGAGAATCCTGGGACGAGCGAACCTTGGTCGCGGTGACACGCCATACGTGCGTTACGATCTTTGGTAGTTGTGTTCACTGTAATCGTGGTGAAGGTTGTATCCTCGCCAATCAAGAAACGGTTGTCCAATCTATCGGCAAATACTTTCTGCCTTCCATACCGAACAGGAAGTAACTCGGAGAAAGTCTTGTCGAGTTTACGAGCGAACGGATATGACTTCTCAAACTTCTCACGATTGTGGTCAACGTATGAAGTCGCACGACCATACGGGATACGTGGGTATCGACCATAGAACCCAGCGATACCTGACCAGATAGCAGTGGCGTAGGAAGTATCAGAGATGCACTCCTCGCGGATACGTTTGGCATATATAGATGCTGCATGAATATCTGGACTGTATCCAAGACCCTTGGTTAATTCGGCGAGTCGGCGCATGCACTCAGGGAAAAAGTTTTCATATGAACCAAACTCTCTCTCGATAGCAGTAGTCAACCAGACTTCGCCTCTTGCTTGATCTTCACTACTTCGAGCAAACTCTTCAATAGGATTTGACCCATCAACATTTGCTGGTTGACCTTTGGCGTACCAATCCAAGACTTTGCTTTGAAAAGTAGTGACCCACTCACGATTGTACGACTTACCTTCTCGAGGACCAGCTGCTAGACCACGATTGTTAGATTCAACCGCTGCGTCAAACAAACCTTCAAGGGCACCGTCCTGTTCTTCTTGAGTAAATACACCTTTGCGGAACTTAAACGCAATGCGGTCCTCGTTTAGAGTATCGTCTGTCAATGAGTTGCTCGGAAGATAGAGGTCTGTGTCCCCATCAATCAAGATATCATAATGTTCCTCGTCCACAAACTGACCAAGGACTTTGTCTTCAGACTCTATGAAGTTAGCAATGTATACATCTTGACCTTCGTCACCGATGAACTTTTGCCACGAGTAATTTCCAATAGTAATTTTATCCATAGTTCCTATTCTACTACAGTTTTTACAGAATGTCAAGAGTTTTTTCTCTGCTCTCTGAGAGTCAGGTTCACTTGCCTTCTACGCAGGTAATCATTGCGCATGTATTCATCCGCGTTATCAGCATGCATGCCGTTCAAATCTACATAATGAATGAATGCTTGGTACACTATACCGTCTGGATTGGCGTCTCTCCAGTGTTCCACTTCGCAACCAGCATACAAGATAGCATCTCCTACCTCAGGAGCGTATGATCCTTGCTTTAGTGCCTGAGAAGATTTTCTGGGAGACCAATGAAATTTCCAAGGAGAACCTTCGTTTCGTAAACAAACGGTGGCACTGACTTGACAAGATGGTCTGTCAGTATGGCGGTTCAATACTTCTCCAACGGAATATATCCTACAATAGTCGTAAGTTGGACCAAGTCTCAATCCAGTATGTTCTTCCATTTTTTCTAGACTATCTTCTAACAAATCCCAATTTGCCCCATAGTCTGCCCAAGAAGAAGCGCATTGTCCATCATCAAACAGCATGCCTAATTGATTTTGTTCCATACGATCAGCATAGAACTTTGCTTCCTCTTTGCTTATGAAACCTTTTACAATTTTAACTAATTGATTCATGCTGCTATCTTGGAGAAGTTCTTTTCCTTAACAAACTCAATCTTAGAATCAAACTTACCTTCTAGCATATCACCCTTGTGTGATATGATAAACACGTTAGTGTCGTCGCCAAGGGTATGAATAATCTTCATCAAGTTTTCGATACCTGCTTCGTCTAACGATGAGTCGAACGTCTCATCAAGAATCAGGAGATTAGTGCTGATGCTGTTCTTCATCTTAGCAACCTGTCGCCAAGTAAACAGAAGTGCCAAGTCGATACGTTGCTTCTCTCCCTCGGAGAAAGAGTCATAGGTAAACGAGTCACGGTGGCGCGATCGTATAGTTTCTTGGAAACTTTCGTTGAGATCAAAGTGAACATAGAAGTCTAGGATAGATAGGTATTGGTTGACCAACTTATTTATCACAGGCAGATACTGCTTGACAATCTTAGTCTTGATACCAGTATCCTTGAGCATCTCTGCTATCACGCTATTGTATGCTGCTTGATCATTTAGTTTATTCCTTGACTCCATCAAGTCATGGTACTCTTTTACCAAAGCATCATAATCGTCATTCGCCTTGGCAAGATCAGACTTATCGTCCGAGAGCATATCAAGGTCCCATTGTGCGATCTGTATTTCACTGTCACATTTAGTAATCAGATCATTTAAAGATTGTATCTCGGTTCCCCAACCAAAACTTAAACTCTGCCTGTCTTGGCACTGCTTTAATCGTTCGGTTGCTTTTTCAGATTGCGCTGCGATTTCAGTAAGACGTGATTGAAACTCTGCTGCTGTTTTCTTTGCCTGTTCGAGTTTTCCTCGTTTGAGTTCTTCGTTGATGTCTTGCTCACAGGTGGGACAAGAGGAGTGATCTTCATAAAACTTTGTTTCCTTTACAAGTGCTTTGATTTTAGTTTGTATCTCAGTGTTCGCCTCGCGGAGATCATGAACCTCGTTCGTTGCCGCCAAGTTTTCCTCTTGTAACCCTTCGTTGTTAGCAAGGACTTTAATATTCAGAGCAGCGATGGCGGCGAAGTGCTCTTCCTTCTCATCCTTGTAACGCTGGATAAGATCTTCTTTTTCCTGCTTGGCGTCATGATTAAGTTTAGAAATATCACGAATGTATTTCTTTTGTGCTTCAGTCTTAGTTTCGTTGATCTCAATGTCATGATATGCTTGATTGATCTTTTCCTTTAGGACTGAGTTGCGTTCTTTCAGCAACGCATTCATCTTAGAAAACACGCCAATGTCAAGTAGATCTTCAATCACTTCCCTACGGTTGAACGCAGACAGTTGCATAAATGGAGTGAAGGAAGAAGAACCAAGCACCACGACCTGATGGAAAGTCTTGTGAGTCAACTTCAAGATATTTTGCTCTAGGACTTTCTGATACTCTTTGTTATGTGAGTTTTGATTCAACAAGGTGCCATCAACATAGATTTCAAACTTTCCTGGTTTTAATCCACGGGACACTCGATAGTTCTTGGACCCGATAGTAAACTCGACTTCTACCTCACACTTCTTATCATTAATCGAGTTAACCAGTTGTGGTTTGTTGATATTGCGATGCGCCTTGCCAAACAAGGCAAATGAAATGGCATCGAGCATAGTTGACTTACCCGAACCGTTTTGACCAACGACGAGGGTATGCTTGCTGTTGTTTAGATTTATCTCTGTCCAGTTGTTACCTGTGGACAAAAAGTTTTTATATCTTACTGCTGTAAAATTGATCATGCTGTCGCTTCAACTGTTGTAGTCTCAAATAATCTTACTGGGAAATTTTCTTGGATATTTTTAAATTCGTTTATCCTACTGCGATCCCACTTTACTATCTTAACGTCACGGAACCCAATGTTTTCCATAGTCTCTACCAGTTCCTGTTTTGGCCAGAGATACTTATGTTCTCCGTTCTGTTCTAATAGGTGTAGGGCAACATTTTCTTGGTTGCTTTTATTTGGGTCAGGGTCATCTGCCCAAGAATTAATTGTTTTAGTTCTTTCATCGTTCCAGATTAACATGTACTGCTTAACATATGGATGTTTGTTTAACTTTCCTTCGTTTTCTTCACAAGTCAACCACTCGATATGTTCGTATGCTGGCCAAGCAATACGAATGGTGCCTCCTGGTTTTAGGATACGTTTACAATCTTTGAGGTGTCGTATACCTTCGTGTTTATGCAGGTGCTCTATAAAATGCTCAGAAAAAATGCCATCATAGGTATCAGATATAAATGGCATAGGGAACGTACAATCATGGATGATACCTGCTTCTAATCCTATATTGTCCCAACCCTTTCTTGTTACCTTTGCGCCAATCTCTAGCAGTCTCATACAGGGAACTTCTCTATCAGTTCGTAAAACCCTCCGATGTACTTTCCGTCCACATACACCTGAGGAAATTCTTTAGTAAAGTCCACCTTGCTCCTATCGACTTTTCCCAGTGACAGATCCTTCAAAGTAAAATTTAAAGCATCATAGTGTATTCCCTTTACCAATCGGCAATGTAATACACACCTCACACCCCATCCGCATTCTTCAGGTGCAACTATTTTGATCTGGAGTTTCTTCATGATATCTCTAGAGTCTGCGCTTCAGTCATAAGTTCGCCCATCTCTTTCTTGATACGGTCTTTATCCAAAATAGTTTCTACATTGTCAACATACTGAGACAACAGAGTAGATGTATCTTCAACCTCAAGTCCTTCGTCACTGACTGATTCGCCAGTAAACTCATTGAAGTCCTCTTGAATTTTTAGATCATAGATGTCGCGTTGCTGAATCCTGTCAATGAAACGATCGAACATAAACCCATCAGTCTTGTTGATAACAACAACCTTGACGAACCTTTTATCAAGGATAGACAGATCCATTTCATTATAGTCCTCGTTCTCATCATCATAACGGATGCGATGAAATAGAGTCAGAGGATTGCGGATAGGTGTTAGTTCACGAGTATCAGTATCAAACACATGAAAGAACTTATCATCGTGAGCATCATTCCAGAAAAACTCCATCTGCGAACCAAGGTAATGTATGTTGCCTTGGTTAGACTTACAGTGATAATGACCAGAGAGTACCAACTCAAACCTGCGTAGGTTATCAGCAGACATACCATGAGTACAAGGTACACCGCGAAGCATATCAAATCCGTTCAACTCAAAGTGCCCTGCGACAACATCTGCTTTACAGTTTACTAGGAACTCGTTGGTATCTTCTTCGTTGTCCTGACAGATCCAAGGCACCAAAGCAAACTTCAATCCATCATAGTCCAAAACTTTTGCTTGATGAACAATGTTGACCTCGTTCATATAATGACCGAGCAGTTCTTTTAAGGAGTTGAGTTCGTTGGTGTTCTTATAGTATGTGTCATGGTTACCAGGAATGATGTCCATAGTAATCTTATCTTTACGCAATCTCTCAAGGAACACTTTACGATTACTGTTAAGTGCCTTGAAGTTTATAAAACGACGGTGCTCATAATAATCACCAAGGTGCACGATGTGCTTAATATCATTTTCTTTCAGATATGGAAAGAACACTTCATTATAGAAGCGTTCTTGGTAATCTATAAAAATATCTGAAGAGTTTCTGATACCACAATGGGTATCATTTAGTATAGCAAACTTCAAAACTATTCCTCTAGAAAGTCAGAGAGGTCAGAGTCGACTGAATAAGACCTTCTCTTGTGCGAGACGTTCTTTTGTTTGTATTCATCAACTGCTTTGTCTTTATCTTTGACGTCATCAATACGGCGACGAAGGTTGTCCACGAAAGATTGCACTGCCTTAGCAACTTGTGGATCTTCGTTTGGATCAATCATAAATTCTTCAATGCCGGATTCAGCAAGGAACTTTAATTTGACATCTTGTTGTTTCTTTTCTTTTTTAATGCGGCGAATAAATGCAAACCAACAAATTTGAGTGAAGTATCCAAACGCATTGGGTTTACCCTTACGAGTTGCTGCTTCGATATTGTAGTTGCCGATAGCATTCAAGCAGTTCTCCACAGCATCCATTACCATCTCTTCTCGGTAGGTGTAGCGAACAAAATTAGACTTGTGCGACAAACCCTCAGAGATCTTTAAGAAGCATCGAGCAATGTAGTCAGTTACGATAGGGTCGTCTTTACCCTTCTCCCTTGCTTCCCTTACAGTTTTGACATAGTCTACAACTGCT